GGAATATAGTTGATAGTAGAAATAAAGTACATTTAAAATTACTTAAATTTCTAGGCTTCAAGTTCTTACGTAAGTTTGAACATGGACCAAATAATATACAATTTATAGAATTTTGCCGTGTGCATGGACGCTAATGCTGGAGCCAGAATGGCTGCCAGACAAAGATGGATGGAGAAGGATGCTAAGTATCGCTCCGAATCTTTAAAATTTTTTAATAGAGAAACAACTGCTCAACGTGGACTCGAACTTGCTGCTAAAGGTTTTAGTCGAGATATAAGTGACGATTACCAGAGGGCACTATATGTTCAAGGTAGAGCTAGAGCTCAATATGAGGCACTCTACATGAAATACCTTAAAGGTAAAGGAACTGTTGATGAGGGCGGTAGAGCTCGAAGAAGGACTACTGGTTTACGAGAAATGATACGAGCCAAAGGTGCTCTTGAAAATGCTGTATCAAACGAGTTTGGTGCAAATATGCAAAGACGTTTTATTGCAAGAAGACGTAAGTATGAAGCAGCAACCGCTCGATCACGAGAAGCTCTAGGTGTAAGACCAGAGTATGGTGCACCTGTATTGATGCCACCAACTGACAGACTCAGCGGTGCGTTAAGTATTGCTAGCCAAGTTGTAAGTATAGCTAGTGGACTTGGACCTAATGGAATGGGACTTATTGAGTGGTAATTAATTATGACATCATCTTATTTAGAATCGCTGGGGCGTAGAGAACTCGAGCCTTACAGCAACGAAAAACTTAATTACGAGCAAACTGAGCCTGATCTAACTAAAGCAGTCAATGCTCAGATTGACAATAATATACAAGATCGTAAGCAGTTTTTTGCTGATAATATACAAATGTATAATCAGATTGATCCGTACAAAAAAACTACTAATGCTCTTGCAAATTTAGATAACCTTATTCCAAGTCTAAAAACTCTAAAAGACAATCAAGAAAAAGTTAAGGCTAATAGAATTATTGTCGATGAGATTTTAGAAGCTTACAAAGATCCAGAAATTAAAGCTGAGTTTGCATCAATCGAAGCTAAAAGTGACGAAATTAACCGAGAGTTAGAAAATGTAGAAAACGAAAACCTTGGTCAAATAGATAAGTCTCGAAGTGAAAATTCTAATAAAGTAGGTACAGACTTAGCGGGTGAGACTGTAGGACCACTCGAGTATATTGCTCTAAAGAATAGACTTGGTACTGACAAATATCAGAACCCTATAAATGCTAAAAACAATTTAAAGTTTGAGTGGGAGACTGTATTCTGGCCTATGGCTCAGGACACTATGATAGTAGATGGATTGTTATGGAAAGATACACCTTTAGATAAAAAAGAAAACTTTATGAAAGAGGCGGCTGGCGTCTTTCTAACCGATTATATAAACACTACTGGTGTAAAAAGGAGTGCTCTTGTTTCAACTTTTGCACCTATATTTGAAAACTCTTTAAAAAGCAACTTAGGAAAGAGTGTAAGTATTGAAGAAAAAGCTGTTAATGAGTATTATCAAAATGCAGATGACTCTAAAACTTGGCAGTATCTTAATAATGCAGCAGTAGAATGGAAAAATAGTGGTGGTAAAATAAAATTAGAGGGAGTTTTTGAACGTAACTCTTGGATTAAAAACTCAACTGCATACTTAACAAGTATAGGTCATCCAACACCTAAGAAAGAAGCTATCAATCAATGGACAAAGATGATAAAGAGAGGTATTGATGCTAAACTTATTGGTGAAGATACTTTAAACTTTTTATTTCAATACTACAAATTTAAACCTGATGGAGGTGGTCCCGAGACTAACTTTGAATCTATACAACCACAGCTTGTTGCAGAACTTCGTACGTATTATAACGATTCAAAAAAAGAAGACCATGTAACGGACCAAAAAAATACAGTAGATTTTTACAAAGATTTAGCAGAGAATGAAAAAGATATACCAATGGATTGGCGTCAATACATAACGGATCCAGAGCTTGTTACAGTTATGGAGAAGTTAGAAGATGAACAGAAAAAGACTAACTTACAAAAAGAGAATCTTGATGCTGATGACATTAAGCTTATAGCAAATATGGTTGATGCACGTATAAAAAGTAATCCAAAATTTAAAAACAAGCTTCAAGATTATACTTGGTTGTATCATAAGCAAACTGAAGTTTTAAGAGCAATCGGTGAAGATTTTAAAAAAATTAAAAATAAGTATGTTAACGAGCAGGGACAAAGTGCTACAGACGCTAATCGACTAACTATCCAAGACATAACAGCGAAATTAAAAAATGGTGATTACGATGGTGATGTCAATTTAGAAATCTTAGAGACTGACAAACTTAGTGCTCGTTCTATACTTAAAGCAGTTGAGATTTATAAGGAAAACAAAGATGCTTTATATTCAACCGAGGTACACGATCTTGAAGAACCTCATCTACTAAAAGTTTTAAAGTATCTAGATCCGAACGATGATTCAGTTACAGAATTACCCGGATATTTTTATGCTATTGCAAATCTATATGATAATCTTTCAGCTATAGATATTGCACATATCAGACTTTTAAAAACTGGCTATCTTAAAGAGCCTATAGATAGGCTTATGCAGATAAAGGACTATAGCATGGTAGCTCCAAACGTTAGAAGTTTATTAACTGATAAACCTAATGCAACAAATACTTTAATTGCAGCATCTACTATAACAAGTGATAAGGAATTAAATAAGTTTTTTGAAAAGCTTGTAACCAACGAAGCCGCTTTAAATGGTACAATACATGCTCATAAATATAGTGGTGTATGGGAATCTGAGTTACCAGACGGGCGTATGTTAGGTGACTTAACAAACGGAGAGGTATTAGCTTTACTTAAAGATGATAAGATTTCAGATATAGGAATGTATGGATTTACACGTTATGGACTTTTATCAGTATTTAACGAGTTTAAAGATGTCATTGATCTTAATGCTAAATTTGACCGTAAATCACAGACTTACTTTTTAATGTATAGATTTTTTCAAAAAGCAAACGAGAGTCATTTAATGCCTAGACGCTTATTAAAATTTAAGGAAGAGGATCAGAAGAAGTTTAGAGACCTTGCATTTTCAATTAATCCAGCGTACATAACACCTATGAACAACCCAGCTTGTTTAAGTGAAGAAGCATGTAACGAACTTATACAAATTGTTATACCAGAATAAATGGAAAATGAAATAGACGTAGGCTATAACCCTACCGGATTGCCCTCTGTTGAAGAACTGAGTGCCGGTCTCGAAGACCAAATTAAAAAAGAAGAAGATTTAAAAAAAGCACAGGCACAGTCCATAACATCTGATGAGCAGTACGCAGCAGAACAGGAAGACCCTAGAAACGCAGATACATGGGGTATTAAAGGTTTAGCTAAAGAAGCACAATCTATTCTATCTGGTGGTCTACAAGATACTGCTTCGTCAATCGCTACATTTCCTGAGCGTACTATCGACGCTTTAAGTGGAGAAATGAAGCGTGAAAAAGAAATGCTTGGTGAGTATAAACCAGAGTGGCAACCTTTTGATAGTTATGATGACCCTATAATTACCAGAACATGGTGGGGTAAATTACTACGAGGAACAGTTCACTTTGGTTCTATGGCTGCTGGAACAGTGTTAGCAGCAAAAGGACTTGCAATAGCTGGAGTACCTTTACTAGGTGCTGGTGCAGCCAAACTTTTAGGTCTAGGCTCTGTTACAAGAGCTATGGCTATTGGAGGTATGTCTGATCTAATATCTAAAGAATCAGACGGACACAACGCATTAGGTGCATTAACTGAAAAGTATGGTTGGATTGATACACCACTAACTACAAAAGAGACTGACCATCCTATTATGATGAAACTAAAAAACATTGTAGAAGGTATGGGCATTGGACTTGTTTTTGATGGCGTTGCACATTTAATTGGTAAAGGTGGTAAGAGTGTTAAAAATCAAATTATAAAACGTAATCAAAGCATAGATAATCAAACTACTACAGCAGCGTTAATACAGATACGTAAGGGTGAAGCAGAGTTTCGTGCTGCAAAAAATGCACCTATTTCACAAAGACATCAAGGTGCTGATATATCTGAGGTTGACGCTGGTGATGCTTACCAACAACTAAAACGCACACGTACAGACTGGGGATCTGAAGATGGATCTACTGGCTCTGTAACTACAGCAGTAGAGCGTGAACGTATAGCTTTAGAAGGTGGTACAACAGATGAAGTAGTTGAGCGTACCTTACGAGGTTTGTTTAGTGATGATAAATTTAAAAAAGAATTAGATGCAGTAAAAGGTAATCGTAAAGAGTTAGCTCAAGTATGGCGTGATGCTGTTCATAATTATAGACAGATTGTAGAAGGTAGAAATGCTGCTGACATGCCTGCGGAAGAATACTTATCTGGTTTATTTGAAAAGCAGAAAGCGATATTACCTTTAGGTGATGAAGTATTTGAAACATGGGCTGCTGAAACAGTTGTAACAGCTGACTTAGTAGTAGGATCTTTACTTAAACAGCTACGAGATACTGGTATAGCTGGTAGAGAAATAGCTGATTATGTCTCATTAGACGATATAGATGGTCCAGCAAAGCAGATAGTAGATACTATGCTTACAGCTTTGACACAAACAAAGAAATCTAGGTTTGTGGCATCTGATTATTTTAGATCTTTTGGTGCAGGCAAAACCCTTGACCAAATAAATAGAGCAGTAAATGATTCTGTAGCAGCTGAAATGGTAGATACTAAAGAATCTATTATGTCTATATTGAAAATAGCTAAAGATGATGCTGACGATGAGTTACTAAATGCGTTATTTGAAGCATTTTCTATGATGAAAAATGTCAATAGTCTAGATGACTTTGATAACTGGGCAAGAACTATACTAAAAGGTGGACAAATAGGAGAGCAAGGACCACAACGTACTGGTGCTTTAATACGTAGCTTACAAGAAATGATAAGTCACAGTGTATTAAGTGGACCTAAAACACCACTTCGAGCACTTTTAGGTACAGGTAGTGCAACATTCTTACGTCCTATATCTACATTTATTGGAGCAACTATGCGTTATCCATTTACAGGAGACGCTGCTACTATACGTGGTAGCCTTGCCTCCATGAATGGAATGTTAGAAGCTATACCAGAAGCGTTTGATTTATTCTTTACTAAGTTAAATGGATACTGGAGTGGTGATATATCTACAGTAAAGACAAGATTTATTGAATTTACAAAAGGTGATTATAACTGGGAAGTGATGCGTAGGTGGGCAGAAGATAGTGGCAGAGCTACTAGAGCAGATCGTGCTATCTTTGCAATGACTAATATGATACGTGGTATTAATAACAATAATCTTTTTACTTACTCTACTAAGATAATGGCAGCGACTGACGATGCTTTTACATTCTTACTAGGTAGAGCTAAGATGAGAGAAAAGGCTATGCGTAGAGTTCTTGAGTTAGAAGGTAACGGAGTACAACTTCCAGAAATAACTGCGAACGTAATGAAAGCATATCAGGATGACTTTTACGGACAAGTTTTTGACAGTAATGGTAACATTAAAGATGAAGCCACCATGTTTGCAAAAAAAGAAGTTACACTTACACAAGATTTAACTGGCTTTGCAAAAGGTCTTAACGATGTTATGACAGCAAATCCTTTTGTGAGACCTTTCTTTTTATTTGCTAGAACTGGTGTAAACGGTCTTGCATTAACAGGTAAGCATACACCCGGTTTTAACTTTTTAGTCAAAGAGTTTAACGATATAGCTTTTGCTAATCCTGAGAACTTAGCTAGTGTTAAAAAGTATGGTATTAATACTTTAGAAGAATTACACAATGCGAAATCATTACAAACAGGAAGATTAGCGATAGGGTCTGCTGTTGTATTTATGGGTGTTAACGCATGGATGTCTGGTAGATTAGCTGGTAATGGACCTACAGACAGGCAGATGAGACAGGGTTGGATAGATGGTGGTTACTTACCACGTACTATTGAAGTTGGTGGTGTAAGAGTTGAGTATGATTCTATAGAACCTTTTGGTCTTATACTATCTACAATCGCTGACGTTGGTGATGCTAGTATACTGATGGGTGAAGAGTGGACAGAGAAAGAACTACAAAAAATATCACTTGTAATTGCACAATCTATTACAGGTAAATCATATCTTGCAGGGCTACAACAGTTAGTAGATTTAACAGCTGGTCGTCCCGGTCAGGTAGAACGTATCATAGGTAGTATTACAAACAACACTGTACCTCTTGCAGCTTTACGTAATGAAATGGGTAAACTAATTACACCATACATGCGTGAAATTAATTCTGGTGTATTTCAGTCATGGCGTAACCGTAACCTAGCTTCTGAAAATTTACCCGGTGTAGAAGGTTTACCTGTTAAGTATGATATGCTTAATGGCAAACCACTTAAAAACTGGGATTTTATGACTAGAGCATTTAACATGGTAAGTCCAATACAACTTAATTTAGATCAGAGCCCCGGAAGACAGTTTTTATTTGAGAGTGGTTACGATTTAAGACTTACAACTTTTTATGCACCTGACGGAACTAACTTAACTGATGACCCTAGAATTAGATCTTTATTCCAAGAAGCTATTGGTAAATATGATCTAGAAAAAACATTGAATGATC